CTCCTTACCCTTGCAGTAAATGATGCCATGTACCGGAGGGCCTCGAAGCAGAGGAGAGAGGACGAATCTGATTATGATGAGGAATCTGCGTATTATGAGAGAAAGCGAAATAGATACAGCCACCAGTCTGGTTCTGGCTGGATGACTGCATAGGAGAAATGATGACTGCTACCTTTTACACTACGGATAAGACAGATCACTACCATGTAGCATATGTTGGTGAGGATGGATTTGGAATGACCTCCATTGCTAAAGGTCACTCCCATGGCATAACACCAGGAGAGGCTCCCACGGAAGTAGACCCTATGTTAGGACAACCAATACCCAGTGAACCGATCCCGGTTGTGGAGCCAGCGATAGACCACTCCCATGAGCTTGTTCCTTATGTTCCAGTACAGAAGAAGGTAAAGGAAGATGAGAAGGAAGCCCTTGACGGTCTCCTTATGGACTTTGCTGAGGCCAAGACCTACGAGGATAGTTCGAGAAAGAGTGGCTATGAATCTGAGGACATGTATTCCCATAATCAGTGGAACCCCATGGAGGAGAAGGAGCTGACCGAGAAGAATAGGGCAGCCCTCACCATTAACAGGCTGGAGGAGAAGATTGATAACCTCTCCGGGTACCAGCGGCAGAACAGGACTGAGATCAAATATCTTCCTATTGAAGGAACAGACAGTAGGGCCTGTGACATACTAAATATCTTTGTGAAGGTGATCCTTGATAATTGCTACTATGCAAGAGAGAAATCAAAGGTCTTTGAAGATCAGGCCATTGTTGGAAGAGGACTCTTTAACATCTATGAAGACTATGAGCGAAACCTTCTGGGAGACCTGGTGGTTGAAAAATTTAAGTGGGATGAGTGCTACTTCCTCCCACACGAGAAGGAAGACCTCTCAGACTGTGATGGAATAATTAAGGCTAAATGGTATTCCAGATCAAAGATTCTTCAATTATATCCAGAGCTTAAAGATAAACTTAATCCTGAGAATAAAGAACAGGTACGTCCAAACATGAGATCGGAGGACTGGGATCAGAGGATTTCAGAACAAGACCTCATCGATACCAATGCCAAGAAGTACAGGCTCCTGGAGAGGATCAAGAAGGAATACACACGATACTATGTATTGGCTAATCCGGATCAGGATATCTTCTACCCTGCCATTGGCTGGTCAAAGGCAGATGTAAACGCAGTCAAGACGATCCCCGGCTTTTCTGTAATTCCACGAGTTTCGTATATTCTGAGAAATACAAAATCAGTGGGTGACAAGCTCGTTGAGGACGAGTATATGGCCGAGGATGATCTCGATTTCCCCATAGTTCCAGCGTATGCAAAGAAAAGGGGAGATGCTTTCTGGGGGAAAATTGAAGCAGTCAAGGATTTGCAGCGGCTGGTAAATAAGGCCTACAGCCAGTTTATAGACATCATAGCCAAAGTGGCGAACTATGGGTACTACTATGACAGTAATACCTTTCCGAATAAGCGTGAGGCTGCCAAGTTTAGAAAGAACGCTTCCTCCCCTGGCTTTGTCCAGGAAGTGGCCAATGTTGATAAGAGACCGGTTAAGGAGGAAGGTGTCAAGTTTCCAGGAGAAATTGTCAAGGCTATCGAGCTGTTTAATGTCGATATGCGACAGATCATGAACGTGAACCTGGAACTTGCTGGTATGGGAGCTGGGGCCAACCAATCTGGTGTGGCCATGAGACAGAAGATTGTACAACAGCTCTTAGGAAATGACTACATCTTTGATAACCTCTCATTCGCAGAGAAGGTTCTTGCAAAGATCATTCTGAGAAAGATCGCAAAACTCTACTCACCTTCAAGAATAGCACGAGTGGTTGCAGCCCATGCAGCCAAAATGGATCAGTCAGAATTAAGTGACGAGTTTGAGTATAATGAGGAAGAAATTGCTTCCATCCTTCAGAATGCAGATTTCAGCAAGTACGATGCTACTATTGGCGAATCACCGGCTGCCCCTTCTGCAATGATGGGAAACTTCCTAATGCTTATGGAGCTTGCCAGTTCCGGTGTACAGATACCGGCCAGTGCGATCCTCCAGTTTGCCCCTATGCCGAACAAAGAGAAAATCATTGCTGCTATCCAGGAAGAGCAACAGAGACAGCAAGCAATGGAAGAATTGAAGTACAAAACAGAGATCGAGAAGGCTAATATAGCTCGGATGGGTAGAGCGAATTACCTTCAGACCCCAGGCACACAGCCTCAGAGTGCTGTCCCTGGATATTAAATACGGACACTAAGGAGCCGGTATGCCAGAAGAAACAGTAGTAGAAGTGAATGAGAACAACGAGATTCAGAATGAGGAAACAAAGGACGTAAACCTTGATGCCTCAAAGATGACAAACGAAGAGATTCAGAAAGTTCTTTCTGGTGATAAACCAGTAGAGAAAAAGGAAGAGAAAAACGAGGAAGAACTCAAAGCCGAGGAAGCGGCCAAGAAAGCCGAAGAGGAAAAGAAAACCGGTGACGATAAGCTGAAAGCTCTTAAGGAAGAGAATGAAAAGCTCAAGAAAAAATCAGAACACCAGGAAAAGTTTCTTGCTCGTGTTAGCACAGAATTAGGTCTCCTCCGAAAAAAGAACCCGGAGGAGTATAATAAGAGGGTGCAAGAAATCAGAGATGAATTTCTCGCATCTGATAACCCAGCCGAAGCCCTTAAGAAATTGAAAGAAGTCATCAAAGAGGATGATGACCTTTCAAACGCTGAGAAGGAAGCCGAGTTTATGAAGACCGTGGAAAGAAATTACACGGTCATTTCAGAAAGGATACCTGACTTCTCAGATAAGGTTGAAGAGATTGGGAAGATGTTGATTGAAGAAGATGGAGAGGACAAGGCTTTCGTAGAAAACTTCGTAAGCAATCCCTACTTCATACCTCCGAGCCAGCTCTACATTCTCTACAAGAGAGTGGAGGCAAAATCGGAAAACCAGGCACTCAAGAAAGAAGTGGAAACACTCAGGGCTGAACTCGAAGCAGCAAAGAAGAAGCCTGATGAAATCCTCAAGAAGATTGAGAATGCCGGGAAAAACGTGGTGACTGGTGGTTCTGGTGGTGCAAATGAGAGCACAAGGCTCTCTGATATGGCCACTCCAGAACAGGTCAGACGTATGAGTAAAAAGGAAATCGATGAGTATTTGAAAAAGAACAAATAGCTGTGCCTACAGTTATTATGTTCGTGATACCTATATCATAAGGAGGATTTAACATGGCTCGTACTACCATGACAACTTCAGATAGTCTGAGAAAGGTGGTTTGGGAAGAGCAGCTCTTCCGAGACACAGTTCTCAATTCATATTTTATGGGCCGTTTTGCTGGCCAGGCCCCGGTAAATCTTAACCAGGGTGCTGTCAACGAATCGACCCCAAACGATGTTATTCACATCAAAGAGAACCTTGCGGCCAAGGGAAGAACAGGAACCAGGCCAGGAGACAAGATGTACTTCGGCCTCATTCCTCGGATCAGCCCCAGCACTTATAGAGGTGTTACCTCTGGTCAGAAGCTGAAGGGTAAAGAGGTTGCACTCAGCTGGTACAACTTTTCAATCGAGCTTGAGAGATATCGTCAAGCTGTTTCTGGTGGTTCTCCCATGGACTGGCAGAGAGCATCCTTCGATATGCCCACAGAATCTCGGAATGCTCTTCTGAACTGGGGTGTTGAGATGTGCGATCTTCTCTGTGTGGAGGCTCTCGATGCTTCTCCTACTTCCACTTTCTACACTGCAAGTGGAACCCTCACAAGAACAGCAACCTACGCTACAGCGAAAGGTGCTATTACTTCAACAGACAAACTCACTCCTGAGCTTGTGTCCTTTGTTAAAACATGGGCCAAGACAGGTGGTGGAAGAAGCACAGCTGGTCAGTATCCTATCCGTCCTATCATGGTTGAAGGGAAACCTTACTATGTTCTGGTTGTGTACCCTGACTGCCTGTATGACTGGGCCAATGACCCAACCGTTGCACAGGCTCACAGGGAAGCCCTCGAAAGAGGTAAGGATAACCCTATCTTCAAAGGTGCCTCCTACATCTGGGATGGTGTTGTAATCCACGAGTATGAGGGAATAACTATAGGTGCTGATGCTGGTTCCGGTTCGAATGTGCCATATGCTCACGCTCACCTTCTCGGTGCCCAGTCTCTCGTTTGGGCCTGGGGTGAAAGACCCTCAATCGTTGAGGACACAGAGGACTACGAGGAAGACCTCTTCTATGCCTGGAGAATGACTGCAAAGGCTGCAAAGCCTACATTCAACAGCATTGACTACGGCTCAGTGTCCGTGTGTGTTGCCAGAACAAACGTGTCTGGTGCGTAATTAACAATCTATAAGGAGGATTAACCATGGCTTACGGTGGAGATTTTACTAAACAGGCTGGTGGCTACAATGTCACCAGAGAGATTCTGGATCAGGAAGTGACCTTTATTCGGTACATCGATTGTACCGGTGATCAGGCCATGCTTGCGGATAGTTACTACAAGATTTTTTCTCTCCCGGCAAACTTCCTCGTGACTGACGTTCTCGCTGTGTGCACCACAGCGGAAGGTGCGGCTGGCTCGATGGATGTTACTCTCAACGATGCTTCCACAGTCATCTTTGCATCGAACCTTAATGTCAACGATGCCGGTGACACAGTTGGTGCCTACGATGCGTTGCAGATTTCTGCGGCTATTTCCGGTTCCAACAATGGTGTTATGCCGTATCTCTTTGAGAGTGCTGGATATATCAGCCTCATCCCGGAAGAGACCCTTGATGCCTTTAAGGGATATGTCATGCTTAAAGGTGTCATGCTCAGTAACAAGTATTAAAAAAAATGTAGGGGGCAAGGACTGGGAATGCCCGGCCCTTACTCCCTCTTTCTTTAAGGAGGAAAACTATGGCTTCTCGAAAGCTGAAGTATAACGGTATTAGCCAGGAAGAGCTGGTGGCATGTCTGAAAGATATTGAGACAGCCCTTGGTGGTACCAATAGCAATACAGCCATTAATATTGGAACTACCTATAATGCGATTGAACTGGAGCAGGCATATGCTGCTTCAATCAGTGCATCGATCAGTGCTGGCTCTACATGGACTCAAGCCCTTTCCGCTGCTAAGTCGGCTGGATATGATGGGCCTTTGACAGTAATCTTGCAGGGTATTCTTTCCACTGCTATATCAGCCGCTGTATCGGCAACGTAAGGAGGGTTATGAAAATCACACATTGGGCCTTAAAGAATGGCTCAGGATTGGCTCAAGTAGCGGAAGACTTATCGGTCTGTGAAAAACAGGCTGGAATAGAATCTATTGTGTGTGATGCCCTCAATCCGAATGACGTTAAGATGGGCATGAATGCCGACCTCCATGTCGCTCATGCCCACATTCCCTC